CTTTAGCTAAACAAGGTTTACCATCACGTCTGAGTGATTGACAAAATACTTTACTCTTTGGTCTACCAGCCATTAAAGATTATCTAACTTATTTTTTAGTTTTATAGCTAGTTTAAATTTACCTCGTGATCTACATTTTAAGATTAAAGTTTTTAATCTAAATATTAGCTTATCTTTATTTGTCATTTTTGGGTCTACCTTTGTAATCTAAATTGTTTCTTTTATTGTACTCAACTTTTTGTCTGTATCTAACATTGGATTGTTTCTTAATCTTAGTCAGCTCATTTATTACTTTTTGTGGGTGGACATACTTAACATTTTCCAACGCAGTAATTTCCTCTTTTCTTTTTAAAGCTAACTTAACATAGAATGGGTTCTTAGTATCTTCACTAAGGAGTTCGGGGGGGAGCTTCGCTAAATTGTCTATTATGTTTTCTTTATCTCCTCTGTAATCACTTATTATTTTATTTATTTTATTTCCCTTATCTATTGTACTTATGTCTTCTACTAATACTGATCTTTTTTTCACATATGAGTGATCTTTTTTATACATTTTATTATTATCAATGTATAATTTAGATCCATCTGATTCTGATTTGATAAATAATTGATTAACTTTATAAGATTTACCAGACCTACCTCGCACAGTAGATATAATATTTAATTTTTCTAAAGTATCTAAGGTTCTCCGCACAGTAATACGAGATAGTTTGGTGTCCTTAGCAACAGTAGAATATCTAAGTCCACACTCATAATTATTTTTTTTCCAAGCGTGTTTCATTAAAGATAAATAGCAATTTAGTGCATGGGATTTTTTTACCCCAGATAACTTGTCTAAGTGTCCATACAATTTATAATTAATATGTAAAAAGGCTCGGCTATTTTGCATGGGTACAGACCTTTTCATGTTTGGAGTGGATTGACCTTAAAACATCTACCCACTCGGCTTCGCAATGGGTGTTTAATGGAGTTCTAATAGGGTGTAGTTGGCTAACTCGGAACGATAGGGTGTCGGTGGTCGCTTCTTTGTAATATACCAAAAAAACAGGCACATTTAAAGATTTACCAATTTCTTCTACTATGTTGGTGTATTTCTTTTTATCGGAATTAGTGTCGTATAAATGCTCAATCACAGCTAAGACTTTCCAACAACCTTTGTTCTGACATATCTCTACAGAATCAATATCAATCATAGCAATCCCATCATATTTTCTATGGAATTTAGAATACAAATCCTTATCAAAGTATTTAGCGTGTCGCATTGTTCCCTATTCTGTTTTTTCTAATGCTTCTTGTAATTCTTTTATCTCTTCTTTTAATTTATTGATATGATAATCTTTAATATCATTTTGTGTTTCAAGAGTGTCAATAGTTTTTTCTAATTTCTCTATTTTATCAGCATCTTCAAACATACCAGCGTTTGTCATTTAGTCTCCTTTTTATCAGTAGATACTTCGTACCAAGCCTTACAATTATCGCACTCATACATACTTGTAATTGTGTATTCTGAATCTGGATTTACATCTTCTGAATCATAATCACAATTCCATCTAACTTCGGTGTTGCAAAAAAAACATTTCATTAATTTAATTTAATTTTTTTAATTGATACTATTACAGATGTAGGTATTATAACTGTGCTACCTATATCTTCCATAATAGATTTTTCTTTATGTTCAATATAATCTCTAAACAATCTAGTCACACCTTTTTCTTGACTAAATAAATAACCTTTAGATACTGCAACTGGTAATTTTTCTTTAGCTAATATATCTAATGTACTCCAGCCATCATCACCTTCTATATCAACCCATCTAACTTCTACAAAAGGATAAGTAGATATATCTCTACTTAAATGTTTTGTTTTTTTAATTTTCAGTTTCGTACCACGCTTCATATAAATCCTTTATGGTTACTTTATTTTTAGTTATCTCAAGTATTTTTTTAACCATTGCTGGGTTAGGAAACCTTTTAACCCTAGCAGTTAAGCACCATCTATTCACGCTTGTTCCGGGATTTTGTCCATGAAGTCCTAGCATTTGTCCAAAGACATAATAAGATAGTTTCTTATCTTTTCTATATTGTTCAAGTGTCATAATTCCTTTGTTAATTGATCTATTTTAGAGGTATATATTATATATTTAATTTGACAACAAGTTTTATTAGTTTATAAGTGTATAAAAAAAAGGAACTAAATGATTAAAACACAAGAACAATTAATAGAAGAAGCGTTTGCATTTTATAATGGTGGTAAAGGATTACAGCATTGGTCTTATTCCTCTACAAGTTCTCCATTTTCTAAAAACATTATAGGTTATTCTTTTCCACAAGAAGTTAGAAGAACGTTTGCTTTTAGATATAAACCTACGTTTGGAAACTTAGTTAATAATACTGCACAAAGTCAAATTGCAGATGTTATTCACAAATCAAAAACAATAAAAGAAACTGAATGGGATAGAGATTATAAATTAAATTTTGATAAAGAATTAAAATTTATAAAAGATAAACCACCGGTGGATGCAAAAGATGAATTTGCCAGAGAGGAAATGATTAGCTATGCTCACGATTGTATTGGTGTTACTAAAAAAGTTGTTCAAGATATTATGGGTAAAGAAAAAATAGTTTGCGAAAGATATGTTGAACACAAAGAAATGACAATGATAAAACCTATCATTGGTCGTATAGATTATGAAAGTAAAACTAAATTTATAGAATTAAAAACTAAGCCACCTAACATTAGAAAAATTAAAAACAAAGAGGAATGGAAAATGAGTACGCAACCATTACCTACTGAGCCTACGTTTGATAATTTAACTCAGACAGCTTTCTACTTTTTTTGTACTAAGAAAATACCTTATTTAGTTTATGCGAATGACAAAGAACATATTATCTTTGACCAATCACATGAACTAATGAAGAAAGACCATCTGGAACACCTTTACTTTAAAATGTGTGAGAAGATACTTTTCTGGGAAAAGATGATTATGTTTTGCAAGGGTAATTTACAAGAACTTGCAATGATGTGTGAACCACCAGATTTGAATCATCCATTTTATTATAAAGATTTGGCAGATGTACAGTTACAATTAATAAATAAACTATGGGGAATGAAAACATGAGTAAAATAACAATCAACAATAAAACAAAGGAGAACTATGTTACACACAGCATCTTGGTTAGTATATAAAGCAAAAGTAGTGGGAACTTATACTTTTATTTACGCACAAAAAGTATGGGGTTTATTACCATTTTAATAACAACAATAACAAAAGGGAAAATATGAAAAAGAATATATATCAAAAATTACATCAAGCGTGTTTAGACGCTAAGGGTGTTAAAAAAGGAAACAAAGTAAGTGGTATGCACTTTCATCCATTGGAGCATGATGAAACGCAAAACGTGGCTGTTCAAGCATTACTAGATAATGGATTGTACGCAACTTGTAATTACTTAACTGAAATAGTAGATGCAAAAAACCTAGTGATGGTTGTGTGTACTATGAAAGTATATGACATTGATGATCCAACAATTTTTATACTTGTTGATGGTTGTTCGGCAATGGCTGGTCTTGATAAATTTGGTACGGGTCAAGCTATGTCATACTCAAGAAAGTATGCGTTCTTAAATCTTTTAAATCTTAAAACAGGAATAAAAGATGATGATGGTTTTACAGCTAAACCATTTAAACAAAATTCTGTGGAGAAATCTGCAGAGCCTACATACATGGATGAAACTGTGGATGTAGAACAAATAAAAGATGAACTTAAAAATGCTAAAAACTTAAAAGAATTAGGTTTTGCAAAAAATAAGCATAGAGATAGCGTTCATTTTTTACTTAAAAACAATTTGCGATCTTATAGGCAAGTCACCGACATTGCTGAAACTCGTGAGTTACAATTAAATAATGTTCAACAATAGTTGAAGATAACAAAAGGAAATAATATGAATGAAGAAGTAATATGGGTAAATGTAGTACCCAATGAAAACAAGTCAGCAGACAACCATCCGGATTGGGTAGCACCAGCAAACCCCAATGCACCAGAAGGTAAAAAATGGACTATTGGCACAAAGATAGGGGAAACTTGGTTTAACCCCGCAGGATGGAATACAAAAGATGATGCAGGTAATTTAACTGGGGGAATTAAATTTAAATTAACTCCTAACTCAGCAAACTCTGTGCCACAATCAGCAGAAAATAAGGGGTTTCCAAAAGCACCTATTTCTGGTAATAAACCAGAATACAAGTTTTAATTAAAAAAAGAATTTGTATAGTCTTAGAGGGGTTTTTTTCTTTCTTAGTTCCCTTCGTTAGTTTTCCTCTCTAGGACACAAAAAAAATATGACAATCAAAATTGCAGATTTAGATAAAAATATTAAGGCAAAGATAATTGCTGATCGTGAAAAAGATTATGGAGATTATCAACATAACTTTATTATGTTAGCTGAAATGTTTACTTTAGTGTTAGCAAACAATTTAAAAAAAAGAATTAAACCACACCAAGTAGGTCATATTATGATGGCATTAAAACTTTATAGATCAACAAGAGGATATAAAGCTGATAACTATCACGATATGGGTATATACAATAACATGGCATTTGAACTACACAAAAAAGAGGTTGCCAAAAAGGATAAATAATGTCAGAATACACAAGAATCAAGAATGGAGAATGTAGTTTTACTATAAAGGAAGATTTTGATTCAGTTGAGAAGGCTGCGAACAGTTCCAATGAAGGAACAAATGTAGAAGTAAAAATCGATAATATTAAAATTGATTTTACAACAGTAAAAAAGGAGCAAGATGACGGAAACAAAAAATCGTCTACAAAGGCTGATGGACAAGCAAAGGAAAAAGAGTGAGTTGTACATTGCTTCAGTTCAGAGAACTAATAGGTTAAAAGCAGAAAGCTATAACTTATATTTAGAGTGTGCTAGATGTAGAGAAGAGTTAATGACAGCTTAGTTATTAATTTATTATAAAAAAAACAATGGGAAAGTGAGGGGATTCTATGACTAAAAATACAAATTTTAATGAGATAAAACTTGCAATGAGAGCAGGACAATATTCAAATTTAAATTCAAGAGAAGAAAAAATATACAAGAACGCATTTGTTAATGGTTATAAATTAGCAAAACAACATTTAGAAAAAAACAAATATAGCTTATTAAAAATAGCTGGGTTTTCTTTCTCTTCACCACAAAGATCAACTATAGATAATATTATAGATTATATTTGTAAGAGATATGAAATATCAAAAGTAGAATTGTTAAGTAAAAAGAAAACATTGGATATTGTTAGAGCAAGAAATATTATTCATAATTTGTTATCAGAAAAATACAAAATGAATTTAACAAATATTGGTAGGTATTTTAAACAAGATCACACCACAGTTTTACACTCAATAAGAATGAAGCATCATAAAAAAAGATATTGGTCAGAGGAGCAAACTATATGGCAAGAGTTTCAAGAAATAAAAAAAATATTGTAGGTATTAATTGGTATTTAAAATATAGATTAAAAATAGAAGATCAAGAACATACCATAGATGATCTTAGGTCTTACATTAGGCAACTAGAAAAAAAGAATAAAAAATTAACTCTTAAATCCAGCTAACATAGACTTGTAAGACTTAGCACTTACAGTAGACTTAGCTTTTGTATTTGATGTATTACTAGCTTTTTTCTTATTCATATTATAATACAAACCTTTTTTAGCTTTTGATCCATCTTTTTTTGTGTGGTAACCCGGCATAATTATTCCTTTTCGTAAGTGGCATCTTCTGCCATTAATTGTTTTTCTTTAATATACTTATCAAAACAACTACCATCTTTTCCGTCATGGCAAAAGTGTTTTTTTTCTGCATTTACAATCCAACCACCAGCATCACTTAACATTTCTTTTTGACACACGTTGCACCACCCCGCAGCCATTACTGATTTAGCTTTATTCCAAATTTTATTTACCATTTTTTGCAACTCCAATACCCTGCACTTAGTATACTTTTTTTAGTATCACATTTATGTCTAGCTCTAAATGATTTTCTTCTAGCTGGATCAGATTTACCAATGGTCATGTTGGCATCACCATACCTAATAAGTTTTATAGTATCTCCAGACTTAGCAAGTACAGAAAACTTTTTAGTTTTAGTTCTGTCGTTCTTAGGTTTATTATAACCGGAAAATTTTTCACCTCTATAATCTATACTCATACTGTCTCTCTACTTTCACAATAAAATTTAGTGTACGCACCATATTTATTTACAAACTCTGGACTTAATTCTGATATTATTTCTTCTGAATAACTATAACCATAAACAGTACAGTTGTATATATCTTCAAATTGTATTTCTGGAGTATCAATAACCTTACAATTAGTACCGGGTGTTGTGCTACACATTACCATAAGTAGTACAATTACTTTCATTTTAGTATAAGTTTTACAATAGATTTTTCACCTAAATAAATTTCTGTTTCTGCTTTAGATTTAATACATTGATATTCTACGTTAGCATTATAAACTCTGTTGGCTATTCTTTTACCCTTTAAACAATGTGACATTGATTCTTGTATTCTATGCTCACGAATTTCACCATTAACAATCATCAATAATGCTACAACTACTTCAACCATGACTACCATTACCATTTTGTCTTACTTTATCTTTTATTTTTTCAATATCATTTAATGCTTTTTCTAATTGTTTAGTTACAAATTCTATATTAATTTTGTTGTGCATCATATCTTCTATTCTTTTTTCTAATTTTTCAGTAGTTTTATACAAATCTTCTAACAACATAAACTGCTCAGAATCCACAGTAGTCTGTTCAGATTTTTTTAATAAATCTGAGTTCATTAATTCTCTTGATGTTTCAAGGCTAGTTAATCTTGCTGTAATTTCTGTGTAGGCAAACGTACCTGCAACAATAGCAAAAATTATTCCAATCATATTCTTGATTGGCATACTTACTGGTGTGTCTTGTGATATTTTCATGGTGTAGGTACTGGTAATTCTCCTGTTAAGTCTTTAGGTATTATTAATTTTTTTCTTGATCCTATAAATTTATCTCCCATTATTTTAATCTCTGGGTTTTCTTTTTTGTAATCATCTTTTAATTCATCCCAAAGACTACCTTCAGGAGTTTTATTTTCTGGAATTACTATACCAGAACATTTCATAACAATTAAATGAAAGTTTGGATTGTATTTTAAAGTAGGATTTTTATTAACTTTACCACACATCTTCATTAACTCTAACTGTTGTTTTAATTCTATATTTTCTTGCTGTGTTTTTTTAAATTCTTTTGTACAAGCTGAACCTAAATAATGTCTGTAAGTAAAACTTAATACGTCTCTATCGGTGTCACTATCATAATTAGATGATGGACTATAATGTCTGTAATCATTTTCTTGTTCACTTGTTTCTATACGAACATCAAACGAGCCTGTGTTACAAGCATTATATCCATTGTTTAAATATTCATTTTTAGGATAAGCGGGATCAGCAAAAAAAGTTAGCATTGATAACATTAAAATAAGTATGGCTGTAAATTTGTAATTCATACTGAGACACTCCATACATTACCTATTTAAATCCTTTATATCATAGCTATGTTCTCGTACCTGATCGGCTAAAGTTCTATATAAATTCTCTGCCATCTGCCATGTTGCTTCAGCAGAAGCTAATCTTGTATTTATATCTGTTAAACTTTTTTGTGCAACATTCAAATCTCTTTCAAGATTTACAATATGTTGTTCTGATCTATTAATTGTGTCTGTCAAGCCAACTATATATTTTACACCAGTAAAAGTTCCAAACAATACAGACGCTATAACCGGTATTAATACAAAGTTTTTTTTGAATAGCTCGGCTATATTCATATAGCTCCTATAAAATAATAAATATAACTAATAATGTAGCAATAATTATTGATACTTCTTTGTGATCTGTCCAGTAGTGAACAACATTTGATTTAATTTTATCTAACATATTAAAACCTCTCTATTATTTTTGTTTCTACAGTATCTTACTTACCTTGTCCACGATTTTTTGATTTACCTTTATGAAGTTTTTTAGACTTATTCATAGAAGATAGCTTAGGTCTTCTACCTATAGAGGTTTTTTTTGGTATTCTTTCGTGAGGTTGATCTGCTACGTTGAACTTTACTCTTGCCATTTTTTCCTGTTTGTTGTGATAATAAACTTGTTTTCTTATTATACTGACTAACAGATGCTGTCATTATATTTTTACTCACTTCTTATATCCTAATCCTTTAACTCTATCTCCCCATAGCTTTTGCCATGACCAAGTGTTTAGTTTACTAGAGTAATGGTAAACAAATAATACTATATGTTTCATTTTTTCCTCATTATATCTGCACCTTTTAAACCATAAATAGCACTAACTACACCAATAAATATAGCTTGATACCAGTATGGAAGCTGTTTAAAATACTCAAAAAATAAATTTAGTTTAGTACGAATCTCTGGATCGTCAGAAAACACAGACCAAACCAATAACAACATAGGCATAGATACGAGAATGAGGACAAACTCATCCTTCCAACCATTATCATTACTTTCAATAACTTTCGCTTTGTATTCCAATTCACCATTTGCCATCTTTTCAGAATGAACTGCTTGTGCTGAAGCAATATTCATACGAGTTTCTTGTTTCTTTTTATATATGTGACTACCAGCATTAACTGCTAATTTGATCGCACTAATCCACATTTTTCTTCTCCTCTAATTTTTCTATTTTAGACAAAGCATCATCTAAGTCTTTAGTACAAAATTCTAATTTTTGCAAACATCTTTTATTAGCTGCGTCTTTTGATTTACCAGCATCTTCAAGTTCATTAATTTGACCCTTTAGTATTCTAACTTGATCTTTATATTCGTTAAGAATGTCTATTGAATTATCGTTATTCATATATGATTTTGACCTTTAGTCTTTTTTGTTCTGGAGTTGTGGCTCTATGTATAAGGCTGCCGATTCTTTTTCTTTCATAACCATCATTACCTATGTAATCTCTTTTTCTATAATTTTTAGACTTAACATCATAGCCTTGATACTCTCCAGTTGTAAGGTCTAATGTTACTATATCTACTGGTCCATTACCACCTAAAGGTGTGAATACTATCATGTTTGGATTGTTAGCTAGACGCAACTGTACTCTTAATTCTTGCGTTAAACCAGCTATATTTGTTTTTCTGTTAGCCATCCATGTTAAAGAAACCGACTAAAGCACCTACAACACCACCAATAATAATTAAAAGATTGATAGCACCTTTGCCTTTTGACATATCGCTTCTTAATTCTTTAATTTCTTTCTTCATTTCATCTATTGATTTAACTAATTGTGCCATTCTTTCAGCACAAATCTTTTCATGTGATGTTAATCTAATTCCATTATGATCTTCCAAGTTGGAGTTAAATTTTCTAGCCATAATTATTTTGCAGTTGCCGGGATACCTGTACTGGAAACAAACGGATTTTCAGCGAAAGCCATGTAAATTATATTATATCCACTTTGATTACTCCAAGAGTTAGTTGACCTACATTTAAAACCATTTGATAAAAAATCAAAATTATCTGTACCTGTTCCTTCAGCTGAACTACTA